GCTGTCACCGAGCAAAGTCCTAAATGCCTGCATGCCTTCGGCTACATGACCTCCTTCTTCCACGACTTCTTCATAGGCTCTGGCAGATCCTTGATCCCAACGCCAAGTATCCCCAAATGCCTTAATCTGGGCGGCAGACCGATCCCCGTTATGCTCGGCAAATAATACATTGTAATCCTGATTGCTGTTAAATGGAGGATCGAGGTAAACAAGATCGACAGATTCGTCGGGAATATGCCGTCTCAGAACATCCAGGTTGTCTCCATAATAAAGCGTGTTTCGACTACCGCTCATTTGCATAAGATCGGCAGATAACTGCACTTAATTTATAGGAATATATAAATATAATAATAGTTATTTGCAGCGTGCAATTCCCAAAGTGAGTATTTTGGCAATTCTGCACCCAATTCCCGGACCTTTTATTAGGGTTCGATAGGATTGCTCATAAAAAGCTGCCTTATCCTTTTGCAGGTCGCGCTCCTTTTCCGCTAGGGCCGTTGCCTGTTTTTCAAGTTCCAGCGCCCGCTCATAATTCGCCCGCTCTTTTTCATCCAGTTTACGGTCTGCCTCGATCGCCCCAGCATAAGCCCGCACCTGGTCTCTACAGGATTTCAGTTCGTAAAGCTGGCTCAAAACCTGGCGTTTCTCGGGCTCATTGAGCGGCGCTGCCGGCGAGCTCTCCTGAGACATTGCGGATTGCGCTGTCAAGAAGAGCATCAGGCACAGCATTAACTTTTGCATTGTTCGCCTCCCTGGTTTTATCGATTTGATTCAGCGATCGGGAAAGACCTTCCTGAAGATTCTGCCGGGCGAGCCGCAACTCGGCGAATTGTTCATCCAGTGTTTGTCGATCGGCTGCAAGTTTCGCCGATTGATCCACGATCACCCGCGCTTTTGCCTTCCACTCTTCGAGCTTTGCCTTCTCGATCGATTGGGCTGCATTCTTCCGGCCAGCCGCCTCGCCCTTGGCCCACTGCGCATTTCCCCAAAGCCGGAGAGCATAAAGTACTGCGAGCGCACCGACTCCATAAAGAACGCCTTTCCGGACAAGCGGATTAGCCCAGGCCTTTAGGATCAAAGCTATCATTTCCCCCTCCCGGCAGTTTCGAAAGCAGCCATTTGGCGGCATTCGGAGCTGCATATTCCATCACCGATCCAAGCAGAAACGCGAATGAGCTATGGACCGGAATGCCGCGCAAAAATGGAATTATTTTGAAATCAATGCCGCTGATGTAATAGACGCCAAAGAACCAGACGATTGCGATCGTGGTTATCCAGGAGACGGCATTTTCGGCGCTCTTATCAAAAAACCATTCCTTTAATAATTCCAGCGCCGGCTTGCCCATTCGATTCCCGTGATAGCAGTAGCGGGAAAGCTTCCAGGCAAGCGTTAGGAGCGCTCCAACAAGGTAGAAGATCCAGGCTGCAGTTTTGTTTTCCATCATCGCTTCCTCCATACGAAACGCAAGGTCCAGTATCGGTCGGCGTAATCGCGCCGGATCCCAAGGCCGAATAATCTCTTTCGATTGATTGCGAAGTGAAACGGCCAGGACAAACACCATGTTCCTGGAGCCGGGACGTCCTGGTGATGATCCTTGGGATTTGAGCCGAGCAGCTGCACAGGATCCCTGCGGCCGCCAATGAAGGCCGTCAAACGCCGCGGGATCCAGCGAAGGAAAGGCCACCAGTCGGGATGCTCGCCCTGCAAAATAGCCGGAAGGTTTCGCTTGCGGCATAATATTGCTGGGATCAGACGCCAGGAAACCAGGTTGCAAAGAAAGAAAAATACTAAACAAATGAATAGTATCTTCATGAGTTCCTCTCTTTTTTGCGTTTAGCTGATAAACTTTTCGATGGGATTTAAAGCAGCGCCAGAAATTCGGTCCAGGGAAAGAGTTTTCCGGGACAGGATTTCGGTGAATAGTCGTGATGCCGTTTCACATTTTCCTTTGGGATTCCAAATTGAAGCATGAGCGATCGCACGTGCCTGACAAGCACCTGGATCTGAGCATCCGGAGGAGCTGCCAGGTCGAAATTTCCGATCATGCAGATTCCAAGGCTGCAGCGATTCATCCCGCCGTCCGCGCAATGCGCGCCCTCTTCCGTTGCTTCCCGGCCGACCAGGATTTCGTAATGATCGCCGACAAGCTCAATTCCGAAATGGTATCCGATATCGCGCCAGCCATTGGTTTTTACATGGTAATCACGGATAGCGCCCCAACTGACCGTCTTGCCGTCTTCGGTCAGGCTGTGATGGATGATGATGTGAGTTGGTTTCATTGGTAGTTTTCCTTTTTCCAGCCCGGGTTATGGCATGGAAGCTCATCAAGTTTTAGATAAACCTTGCCGAAGCTTTCCCGGACTTCCGAACGGAATTCTTTTTCGCTCCGATCGGATTTCTCCTTCAGCTCGGCAATATCTTTTTCATTGCGAATGAGGCGGGCGTTGGAATATCCAAGCTGATAAGCCCATCCGAGTAGAGCGAGAATAAATCCCAGTCAGGCAAAGATAACGAGGAGAATTTGAGGGGCCATAGAATACGCTCCTAAGCAAATGCAGGTCTTTGATTATAGTTTCCCGAATAAAGAGTTGTTCGCTGGGCAGCGCTCAGTGCATTAGCGCCGATCCATATAGCGACTTCGTCCACGCTAATCACCATCGTTACTTCAGCTTCGATGCCCATTTTCATAGAGGCGGCCGGCGACACGATTCCCGTATTCGCTCCGGCATCGGATGCTTCGTTCTGATTGTTCACGTCGATATAGAGGCCGGAGGTGTCAAAATAAACGGTGAGCATGGAGAACTCATCCGCCGGCACAACATTCCCGGTGCTGCAGGCCAGGCTGGGAGTTGATGCGGATGCAAACGCATATATCTGTCCAGGAGCAAATCCGACTTGGATTTCTAAATCGCCTATAACCAGATGCCAATAAATATTGGAGCCTGGATTCGATTCGAGATGCGGCTTAATCCGGAAGGATATTGTAAACTCAGCGTCACTCGACAGATCCGGCGCGGTCGCTCTCGTTAGAAGCTGTTGACCTGCTCCGCTAAAATAAGCCGCGTTCCCGATTTTACCCTGTACGTTTCCCGTCGGCAGCGTGCCAGTGTCCGCAAGATCGTGATTGGCTCCGCTGATATCCTCCCGGTTCTGTCGTAGCTCCGAGGGAGGAGCGGTTCCCGCTGTGACAGTATCCTCGTAAATCTCATCGATTTGAGATTCTGTCAATACCTCATTTAAAATTTGAACCGCTCCGAGATCAACATCAAAGTAAAATAGTGCTGAAACTGGGGCTGCTCCAAGCATTAATGCCGCATCCGTCGTTGACATCGCTTCGTCAAATGTTCCTCCAGAATTAAATACTACAGCGTCAGTTTCCGCATTTATCAGTTTAGCTGTCCAAGCTAACGTCGAATTATTATAAGTGATTCCGATAAAGTATGTTCTCCCCTCGACCAAATCATCTGTTCCGATTTGAACAGCATTTCTGGCCGTTCCTCCTGTTTTACCACTATAGAAATACAACTTTAAATCGGCCGCTGTCCAAACTAACGCCCACGATCTCTTAGCTCCGTCCGTGCTATACTTGGAGATTATATAGGAAGTTCCCGCAACTTTATTGATATCACGGATTCTAAAAAAACAGCAAAGAGATAGATCCTTTTGCGAGCCTCCACTCTTTTGCGGGAAATCTGAACTAAGATTCGCATCCGCAATAGTCATGTAGCCATTCGATTGAACTCCGAGATCTCCGGTCGTATCCCCGCAATTGATCACATATCCGACAGGGACATAATTATTTCTCGTTGCTTGCGGATAATTAATCTCGACCAAATTATTTTTTCCCTGTTCATCTTTGTTGAGATCTCTAGGGAAAAACCTATAATTCGCTACACAAGAAGCCATTGCAGCAAAGTTATTATGAATCGGAGCTTCCGCGTCCGCATCCCATTCGAATATGATCGTTTTTAAAGCGCAAAGACCGCGATTGATTTCGAATTGATCCGGACCAATGACGGCAAGTTCTAATAAATAGGATTCCATTCCATACACCGAAGCTGCGTCGTTTGTAGCTTCTCCTTGCACCGTCGCCGCGTCAAATGCAAATTTTGTGATCATTAAAGCGTCGAGAGCATCGTCGACGGGTTCTTGACGTTTTAAAAACATGTCGTCATGACAGCCAATATAATTGTCATCCGTATGACAATCGAAAAAGAGACCGGGATCATAGGAATCAAAAATTCCGTCAATAATTTGTGACTCCGCTTCCGATAATGCAGCCGGTCCATAGTAGTAACTGCTAGAAGCCGTAGCGCTTGCATTTCCGCCGCCCCTCCCAGTTACGAAATTCCTGTTAATATCAACGAATCGAGGAAATGGAGAAACGCCATCGTCATGCAGATCATTTTTATTCTTCCTAGTTGCTTCCGCGTATGCGTCCGGATTAATAATCGGAATTACAATATACCTAACTCCGGATATTATTTGATCCGGATGCAAAGCGAGGTAGTTCAAAAAGTCCATGACCATTCTTACGCTTCCGGTCTCCAAGCCATGGATGCTAGAAATGATAAAAACGGTTTTCGTATAAGAAGCTCCGTTTATGATAGCTCCTCCGACATTGCTATCCCTTTCGGAGGTTCCAAAAACCGTATAGGTCCAAGATGCTCCTCCTAAGGTGCATAAATCCTGGAGCTTCGTTAAAATTGTAGCCACCATCAAATCATCAAGGCTCGAGCCATAAAGCTGAGTGTATGCGGAGGCTCCGGAATAATTATCGGTGCGAATTTGATCGATTTCCGCAATCGTCAAGACGTCATTAAATACCGCGAACTGATCGATCAAGCCGTCCCACGAATAACTTGAAGTCGGAGATCCCGAAGCATATACTCCGCCGAGTAGAAATGGAGCGTCGAACAAATCAATATTTGCGCCTGCAATTCCATATTTTTCTTTAAAAAGCTTGTCCGAGTCGTCCCATAGTCGACAATACCAAATCTTTGTTGAATCGTCGTAAGTGAAAGCAATGTGATACCATCGATTGAGCGTTAAATTTTGGAATAAGATAATAGTTTCGTTTGTTGTGCCGCCCGTTCTTCCGAATAGAGCGTTTATCGAACTGACCTGACCACTAGTATTTCTTGACGCAAGACAAAAGCACCGCTTGTTTGTACCTGTGTCATTCTTTGAACAGAGATAGCGATAGTCGGCCGAAAACGATTCGACTCGAAACCAAGATACGATTGAAAAAACTTTGTTCGTCGTTCCATTCTTAAGTGGAAATCCTGCGCTGAGATCTGTATCGGCTCTATAAAACTGATTGTCGTAGCCATTCTCTAAATCGGCCGCATAGGATCCTTCTTTATGCGTCGAGCTTGCCTGAGTCGCTGTCCCAGAATGGTATTCCGTGAGAGTGTTTGTTCCTTTCGAATCCGTTGTCAATGCTCCCGATTCGAAGTTATATAGAGCTACGCAGTTCGCATCATTTGCAAAATCGTAAGCCATCAGCTGCCTTCCTCATAAACCGAACCAAGGCCCAAATAAGCACCATTCTGTTTTGTGTAGGTTATCCCGTCCTCGCTCATGTAAGCGTTCCAGCCGATGACGTCATCAGGATCATTTTGCGCAGAATCAAAAGTATCTATGCAATAAAGCAATCCGATCCTGCGGATCGCGATCGGATTTGTAGCATAATTTCCCCAGAGCCCGGCGAACGTATGTGATCCCCAGGCTGTCGAAGGAACCGGCAGGTTCAGCGTGAACGCTGTTCCTGTGGCTGTCCCATAAATGTGCGATCCGAGATTCGTGACAAATTCCAATTGATAAATTCTGTTCGAGAAAGAGCTTGGTCCGCTCCTATATCCCTTTATCTGTGTGATGTACTCATCATCGGATAGGATGAATTCATTTTCGGTCTCGCCGGCCGCATGCCCTCTCAGAGTTCCATATACCGTGCTTTCGTCTGTGGCTCTATAAATTGCCTGCCATCCCTTAATTCCAACTGCTCCGCCATCAATCGAATTCGTATAAATCTTGTACCCAATAATTCGCAGGTTCTGCAGCGCCGCGGCATCGTCATAAAAAACAGCGCCTTGCGCGCCGCCTGCCCAATCTCCAATTCCGATCGTGCGAGAAGCTTCTTTCCAATAAGTGCTGTAGGCTTTGCCAGGCGGAATATAGATAGGTCCAAATGCATCGCCATTGGCCAGGCTTTCCTGGTCCCCGACCAACTGGAAGGTATGCTTGAAATACAAGAATCGGCCCCCGCCGGCGATCGCGCCATACCACCAGGCCGATGGCGCTCCGTCTACCTGAAATTGCGAGACCTCGTCCATCGGCCAGTATCCCCATGGGATTGGAAGAGTATTCGAGCCGGGCGCAGCTCCGGATCCAACGCCTACGGTCGCTCTGCAATCGATCGTAAGCGTCGCGCGCAAAATTCCGCTCGCTCCGGCCGCAACATAAATCACCAGCACGTCTCCCTCATCGAGAGTCCGGGTCCACCCGGTCAACGTGTAATCCTGGTATGCCTGTGCGCTGGACAAAAGAGGCGGCGCAGATGCTACGATCGAATCCCCGGGTCCGTCAGGATAAGCTGTATACAGGCATCTCCGGACGTCAAGCTGGATCGATCCTGCTTGGTCGGCCAGGAGCGTGATTCCATTAATAATCAGATCACACGGAATCCTGATCATTGCCCATGGTCCCGAGACCGGCGGATCCGTCCCGATCCCTATCATCGTGGCTGTCAGAAGCACTGGGATTGTCAGGGAGGCCGCATCAATTATTTCGGCATCGTGATTCTCATCATCGGAAGCGCTGTAAATGTTTTCGAACCAGACACGCGCTTCCAGATCCTGGATTGTGATTCCATCCGGGATCGGAATCGGAGCGCTTAGGAAAGTATCTGTATCCAAATCGCCGGCCATCCCGCCGAGCACAAAATCCCTTTTTCTATACCCTGCCTCGGCCGCGAATCCATCGACGTTCGCCGCCGGCATGGTCGCATTCCATACCCATGGCGGTCTGACAATTTTTATTCTCAGCTTGGAGTACAAGCCATTGGCATTGGGAGCCTCGGGCATTGCAAATGGGAGGATCCCCGATATCTCTGTTGCATCGATCTGGTCGGCAGTTATCTGCCTCCATATCGTGCAGCGATGATCGAAAGCTTCGCCCCTGACATCGATGAGCAGCAATCCGCCGTCCGCGATCGCATCCTCATAATCGCCATCGGTTTTGCTCAGAATGCCTGTGATCGGATCATAGGCATGGTCGATTTCCGACCCATCATAAAGGACATCCGATGCTCCGGCATCCGCATCGATATTCCTCCAAGCGCCGGCCGATGAATCACGAATTTGGAAAGAGGCGCCCATGATCCGCTTTCCATTTATTCTCGGCCTGGTCGCAGCGACCACGACCGTTCCTTCCTGCACTCCACTCTTAATTTGCAGTTTCCAATTCGCCGGCGGGCCGATATCAACCAGCGCCGTTCCCTCCGTATTTACGCTATCAACCACATGTTGCGGCACTGTGTTCCCGTCGGTCCAATTGCTCCAGCCGCTGGCGTTCTTAAGGCGAGCCGCCCAGTACCATATTCCCGGATAGGCGCCATAAAATAATTGATGCCTGAGTCCCTGCCATTCGGCGAAAAGCCCGGTGACGATCACCTGATCGGTCCCATTATGGACAAAGGTTCCACCTTCGCCGGCCGTCCGCAGATCCACGCTCTTCACCGCCGTCCCTGATTCGATCCGCTTCGCTCTTATCTCGGCCTCGTAGATCCCGGAGTTCCATTTATTACATCCGCTTATCAGGAAGATGGAATCCTCCAGCGCAAATCCGGCCGCCCAAAGCTGATCCGGCTTCTCGATCGCCGCTGCGTCCGGGATCTCGTTGGGGACACGGGCTGTCCCATCGGCGGCCAGTTGCGCCTTCGGTTTCTCCGTGCAATACAGCGTCATTACATGGATCCGGTCCGCTCCGATCCTGTGGATAACGGCATCCACGATAAATTCTTTGTCAAGAAAGAGACCGAATTCAGCGCCGGCGACGACTCTTATTCTGTCTCCTTCGCGCCTGGTCTGTACTTCCGTCAGGTGTGCAAGATCATAGTTTGCCCGGACATCGAAAGAGATTCGGGCGCGGGGATCCTTGTATTCCGATATCACGTAGTCGAGCTTCGCCTGCCCGTCCACCTGATCCGTGATCCAGTTGAAGGCAAAAGGAAAAGGCCGGCGGCCATATTTCGCGATTGACGTGGAATCGGAGGCGGAAATGGGTATCCGGTCGCCGGCCACAATCGCTATCCCGTGGGCGCGCAGGACGACCAGATGCGCCTGGACGGCTGCCGCATTATGGAATACCACTATCAGCCTGGATCCCTGCTCCGTTCTTGTCGTCTCGCTGAGATCAGAAGTCAGGTCGTCGCCGGTTCCATCCCGCTCCGAGTTGGCCTGATAATCGACTATCCCCCACGAGTCGACGCCGATGTATTGACCCGGAGATTCCGGGCCCGGAAAATCGAAAGTCACAACCAGCGATCCGCCGGCCGGAATGATTAGAGGCGTTGCCCCAAGCCCATTGGGAACATCGGATATAGTGATCAGCAGAACTTCTTCATCTGTGACGTTAAATGTTTTGACCTCAGCTGACACGTAGTTGTAGATCGAGCGCAGTGAATTGATCCGCTGAAGATTCCAGATATTCAAGATTCCAGTGCCATAGGTAGCCTGTATTACTGAAGACCTGGAATCTTGAAAATAATGAGACCGATCCCAGAAGACGGCTTTGCCTTCCGGGGTCTCGACGATGTGCCCGAGTTCCTCAGATTCCAGGTCTCTGATTGAAGACAGCAGATCTGTTCCGGGATCTTGCCAGTATTTAGAGATAGCCGATTTGCCTGTTTCCGCGTCATAATCGCCGGCGCTGATGCCGGCCGCGTTCATGAGGGCGCCAAAAAGCCAGCCAGTCGTTATGTCCTCCTGAAGCTCTATTGATGATTGCTCGTCTTGAATCCTCGCGAGAATTCCATAAGCCTTGAGCGTAGCGTACGAGATTCCCACCGGAAGCCCTATTATCGGATCTGCATCCTCAAGAAATCCGGTGAACATATATGAAGCAGCTCCGGTCCCGATCGTCATAAGCATGCGGACTCTTAGAAAGGGGGATATGAGGCCGTATAGCGGACTTGATTCATTGTCTGGGGAAAATATGGAAGAAGAATTATCTATTTTCAGCGTCAGAGCGCCGGCTCCTGCCTGGAGCGGTATTCCATCAGGGACGCCCCGCTGAAAAGAGGATTCAAGCACATACGCAGAAATGTCCGAATTGGCATGGCTATACGCCCCATCTCCATTCCAGTCGACGAGGTACTGATAGTCGGCGTAAACCGTCATGCGGAATATCCCCAGAAATCTAACGTTTCATTCGAAAGATTTATTCATTTCCTCTTTTAGCTTTGCAATTTCAGTGAGCAAAAGAAATATTTCCCCCAGCACGGCGCCCAATTTAACTTGTTTCAAAATCTCATTTATCGACTGGCGCAAAGTTGCGACCACTATTTCAATATCTTCAGTAGAAAGATGCGACAACGGAGCTAAATCGACTTCAACCTTTGTATTCTTAGGGAGATCATCAAAAATAGCTTTAAATCGGCGGATGATGTATTCCTTCCCTTCGTGCGATATCTCTGCATTCAACAGAAGATCATTTCGAACGTCCTGTTCATATTTATGCCAATCGGAACTATCTAGGGCTGGGAAGTGTATGATTTTGGCCATATTTAGTTTCTCCTTATGCATGACGGAAAAATAATTCCCCTCTCCGATCCAAGCGCTGGAAAGATTCTTTTAATTTGTTATCAAGGTCATCAAGGCCGTACACATTGCCATTAATGCTGACAAAAACATACGAACCAAATCCGCGGCCGCCATCGAATCTCTCGCCTTTATCCACAATAGCGAGACCTGTTTTCAGAATTAACCCGCCGTCCGCGAGCCTGGGAACGGCAGCAGCCTCAGCATCGACAGCCGCTTCAGGATTCTCTTGGTCGTAAATTGCGATAAGTATTTTGTCGAGAGTGTCGAGGATATCCTTCTTGGCGGTATTGACAGCTTCGCTGATATTGTCGCCGGCGATCTGCAGCTGCGCTTCTACGGTATCCGTCAATTGAGTGATCTGTTCGTTGGTCTCCGATCCGACATTCCCGAGATAATCGAGAGCTTCCTGGATGTTCTGCTCATAGGATTTGTCCATTGAAGCTTTGACTGTATCGAGCAGGTCCTGAGTAATAGTATTGAATCCCTGCTTATATTGTTGAAGCGCGAGTTGGCCTTGTGCGCCTCCAAATTGAGCAAGAGCTTCCTGCAGATCTTTATTTATTATTCCGCCTTTTAGCGCCTGATTAGAAATATTGTCCCAATTGCCGCTCGCGTTAATGGCTGCAGAGAGGCCGGAAAATTTAGCCGGATCCAGGCCAGCGCCACTTAATGCGGCTTCGATGCGGGAGTTCCATTGCCCCGATAGGAATTGTTGTATTGGGTCAAACTGCTGAGCCAGGCTTTGCAGGGATCCTTGTAGCGTCCCCACCATAGAAGCCGTCTTATTCAGCGTAGTCAGTTTATCGGAGGCTTCAGAGAGCTTCGCCAGATCCGCTCCATATTGGCCGGCGAGACTCATCAACTCCGGGAGAAGTTCGCCCGTCTGCGCGAAGTGATTGGACATCTCCTGAAATGTGGAATTCAGCTTTATCAGCCCTGACAGATCTTCAAACTTTGAAAGATCGCCGCCGAATTGCAGAATCTTGTCGCGGAGGTTATCGGTGATATCTCCTGTTTCCATGAATTTGTCGATCGACGTTTGTAGAGGATCGACTATTGACGATTTAATGCTCTCCCGGAAGCTCTTAAAGGTGTCCAGCAGTTCACTGGCGGCGGCATCGCCCACAATCATCATGTCGGCCTGTTCCTTTAGGCCTCGATTAACAAGATCCTGGTAATATTGAGACTGTTTCCAAAGCTCATTGAGTTTTGTCCAGTCTCCGGTGATCTCGCCTATCTTGAGAGCCTGGCTTGCATCGCCATGGGGGCCAGTGTAGGTCAGCCAGTTATTCATGCGATCCATGAAATCGCCCATTTTCCCTTGCTGTTTTGCGAGTTCAAACATCTGCTGCAACATGGCCGGCGAAGCTGCAACGGATCCGCGCGCTCTCCACAGATCCCCGGAATCCTTATCGAGGCCCATGGATTCAACCACCTGGTTATAAACATCCTTGGACATCTTAATGCCGCCATAATCGCGGGAGATTTCGCTTATACCGGCTTCAGCATTTGTTTTCCCTTGAGCCCATTTGACGAGTCCTTCAACGCTTTTTGTGATCGCGCCCACTGCGGCTCCGATGGCGGCTCCAAGAGGTCCGCCAAGCGCAAATCCCGCGAGAGCTCCGCCGCCAATGGATTTAGCCCACGCACCAGCGCTTTGATCTCTCCAATCCATTGCAGCATCGAGATACATCATTCCGCCGGCCGTCATCATCATTCCGCCGGCCGCCCCGCCAACTCCCTTGCCATTGATCCCGCCTGTGCCGGAGCCGAGGAATCCCCCTTGGCCATCGCTTCCGAAAAATCCGCCCTTGCCGCCTCCGAAGAATTCAGACCAGTTCATCCCTTGGCCGCCCTCGCCAAACATGGACTTCCACCAGTTTGTCTTCTCTGGAGCTTGGAATATTGCGCCCTCCCCCATTATGTCCGTTAGCGCCTTTATTTCAGGGGATGGGAGCACCTGGACTGCGGTCGGCATCCCGCCCTGTTGCCTGAACATTCCGGCAAAGGGAATGTTATTCTGCCAGCCTCCGCCTGAAGGCGAGGACAATCCGCCGAATAATCCCGACAATGATTGAGCTAATCCTCCTTGTCCGGTGAGGATGTTGGCGAAGAAATCCTGGAAGATTTTTTTGAGTGAATTTAGGAAAGTGTTTTTAAGCCAATCCATCAGGCTGCCGAGGCCATTGCGGCCGGCGTTTACGATGACATCGAAGATCTCGCCGGCGCCCTGTTTTACCTGGTCAACCATGCGCTGATATTCGCCCCTATGGACCTGCAGTATTTGGGCGCTTTCTTTTTGAGCCACACCTCCCAGAGCTTTGGATAATGCAGTATCAAGCTGCGCGAGATCTTCCTTCATTTGATCACGCACAAGTTCAAAGTTGGGCGCTGATTGATTCAGGGACTTAATTTTTAATTCCAGCTCCGCGCGCAATCTTGTGTATTTAAGCCGCACCTCTTCGGCCTCGATTCGTGATTGATCATGTATTTTTTCGAGCTGCATTTGAATGCGCTCTTGCTCATTTCTGGGGACCACTGCGTCATTTATTTGCTGCTCAATTTTTAATTGCTCGAGTTTTGAATCTTCGATTGCTTTATCGAGAGAAAGGTTGAATTCGCCGATTATTTTGGAATTTTCAAGCCGCTTTTTTTCCTGCTCTTCCACAAACTTGGTGAAGCCCTCAACCTGTTTTCTTCTGATAGCTTCAGCATCGGCCGCCCAGGAGTCATGCATGTTCTTAATCGCGATGCCGGACAGGATCTGCTGGTTTGCTTCAAATTCCTTAAGCTTTTTATTAAGGTCCTCCTGCTTTTTTATGGTTTCCTCTCTGGCCTTTAAAAGTTCTTTGGTTTTTTGGATCTGCGTAGCGAGGCTTTGCACTTTTTCTTCGTCGAATTTGGCGCCCTTTTGTTTGGATTTCTCCTCTGAATATTGCCGTTCCAGATCGTTGAGCCGGATGGTTAGTTCGATTAAGCCACGTTTTGTTCCTGCAGCTACGGCATCAGCTTCCGCAATAATTCTTATGCGGCGCTCGATTTCATTAAAGCCTGTCTGATCTTGATCGCTTCCGTGGCCGGCAGCTGGTGGATTGCCATCGCCCGGCGTTGGCAGTACAGGCAGATTTCCCAGCATTGCGCCTGTCCCAAAATCGCCTCCCTTAAGCCATGATTCAAATCCGCCCAAAAAATAATTGGTGGCGAAAGTAGCCGCTTCGGATATCACATTCCCAAGAGCTTTCCATTTGCGGCCGTGTTCATCTAGTCGTTGGTCCAGTTGCAAGGAATAATCAAACTGCTGCTGGGACATTACAGCGCCACTCTTGGTTATATCATCAAGAGTCTTTTTGATGTCTAGCCCGGCATTTGCGACGAGCGGCGCAATCTCAGGCCACATTTTTCCAAAATCTGCGGAGCCCTGAACTGCGATTTTAATCGGATCTCCGAGGGCCATATAACGATTATGTATTTCGGAGAGATAGTCTGTGATCTTTTTGCTGTCTTTTATTGCAATATTCATCCTCAAGAGAGCTTCAACAAAATCCCCGCCCTCATTACTTCCAAGCTGGGCGTTCAGCCTGACTATCTTAGAAGTTAGGTCCTCAAGTCCCGATTCCTCCGCTAGTCTGCTGAATGCCTGTATCTCCGTGGTGCTCAATCCAAGCGCATAGGACATATTCTGTATTCGTTCGGCTGCATCAGCTGCGCTTGCCGCAATTTTGTAAATTCCAACGGCTGCCGTAACAGCTGCCGCTCCCACTGCGCCCACACCTATCGCAGTGGGCCCCAGAGTGGATAACAGACTGCCAAGGCCAGCCTGCGCGGCTCCCACGGGATTTTGGGCAAAATCCTGGATTGATCGTCCCACATTCTCGAAACTGAGTTTGCTGGAGAGAGTAACCTTATTCATCTCCTGCATCGACTTGACCAGAGGATCGATAGCCTGGCCATTCTTTTTAGCTGCATCAGAGGCGCGAGAAATCTCATCGCCCATCACCTTCCAAATATCAGCGCTGTTTTTACCGGCTGCGTTTAGCAACTGTATTTGCTCGGCCAACCTTTTAGTCGGATTGAGCGCTTCATCAAATTTAGAGATGAACGACTGGCCGGATTTAGTGACCTGAACGCCAGCTTCTTTGGCAGTTGCGATCGCCTGGCGGACAGACTCATTCATTTTGTCGACGGCTTTTCCGGCTTCGGTGAAAAGACGTGATACGGCCATATTAGGTCTCCGAATCTTTTTGTCTTAGTTTGGCCTCAAAAGCACTCTCGGCAGCCTGTTCGGCGCGCGCTTCGGCTTGCCTCATAGCAGGCTCAAACCAGGGCTTGTCCGGAATTTTTCTGCCGCCGGACACGCCTCGTTGGCTGTGGGCGGATTTAGTCGCTTTTCTCCCGCGACGCTTGGGCCCGGTTGCAGTCCAGCCCTTTTCAAGGAAGAATCCGTAATAGCCCTTTTTCTTCTCCGGACCGATAAGCACGCGAGTGAACTCTCGGCCCGTCAGATTCCTATTTTTACTTTTGAATATTTTGATGCTGCCCTTTAATTGGCCGCTTTCCACCGGCGCGGCCGCGATCGCCGCAGCCTTGAACACTTCAGCCGCGGCGTCTTGCGCTGCCGGAACCGCTTCCTCCGGGATGGATTCCAGCATCTTGACCAGCGCTCCGAATTCATCGGCTTCGATTCCCGCCATAATTCCCCTGCTATTTCTTTTTTCCGAAATGCGCGATATGGGTCAGCATTTTGGCCTTTTGAGCCATCCAGTTTTTTGCTCCTGGAGCCTTCTTTTCAAAGAGGCCGTCGACAATCTTGCCGGCGGGATTGAGCGGCTCCAAACTATCGAATTCGAGCCACTCCAGATACTGATCCGCCGGCATTTCGTCGAGTAAAGCGTCCACGTCCCACCGGCCGAACGTTACTGCAAGACGGAGCTGAAATTTTCGTTCGGGGCGGGAGTCAAGTTTTTTTCCGGCTGCTCGTCTTTGAGCATTCCGCTGACTGACAGGATCTTATTGGAGATCTTGTCCAGCGCTTTGCCCGGAATTTCCTCGGCGATTTTCTCCAGCTCGTCTGGACCATAGCAAGGATTCCCCTTTTCATCGACTAGGCCTCGACAGACGATGTAGCACTGCGATTTCACCGTCATTACTTCCATGGCCGAATCGGATCCTTCGTCTGCATGAAGCCGCTTATAGCCGTCGACGATTCTCGCGCGGTCCAGAGCGCTGAGAGGTTTGATAAACAGATTTAAATCAAATTCTTCCAGGGGAAACGCCTCCACGCGGGAGGCGAATTTTGCCCTAAGTTCCACTCGATCCATGCATTTCTCCTTTTTTGTTTACCTCTCTAGGCCGGGGTAAATGCGCCCTCGAGGCTTAGCGTGACCTGCAGCTCCATCGCATTCAGTATGGGAGCGCTGAATTTGACGGAAACATAGGCAATAAAATTAATCTGATCTCCATCCGGATAAATCATTTGAAAATTCTTCGGAGTCGGCGGATTTGCATTCGCAGCAGCGATTAACGCATCCTGCACTACATTGCCCGCCAGTTTGTTGCAGCGGAAAGTCACCTGGCTGTTCGATTTCACGGTCGGCTTGCGTTCGCGGAAACCGTTGGGGCTCTGCTGGTGCGTGAAATCGGCAAATTCCAGTGTTACCTCCGGTCCATCGATGTCTTTGGGTTCGGGAATCAGCGAAAATACTTCCGGCGATTCGCCATCGCCCATCTTAATCTGAGTGTTCATTCCAACTTTGCCTTCGGAAGCTCCCATGGTCATAGTCCTTTCATATGTCACCTCCCCGCGGTGCACCCCTATTGCAGTGCGGCAGCGATCAGGGGACGACCGCATTTCGGGCTGCAGACCCTAGCCGCACCGTACTATTGGCGCCGGGGCTTCCCGGCGCCCGACAAATTGTTTAGATGTGCCTGGTAATGATCGTCTGTGCATGGAAAACGATCCAGCGCCCGGAGAATTCTTCCGGCGGAGCCGTCTGGGTGAGAGTTAGCCCACTCCAATAAATCTGCTGGAACGGCGTCACTCCGGATCTATAGCGGATCCAGATATCATATCCTTGCGCGAACGCCTGTGTTTGCTGAGTGTCGGCCACCTGGCTTCCACCGATCGGAGACACCTTAGCGCGCACGCCACGAGCCGCTTTCGATGTGACAGTCCCTACTCCGTCCACTCCGTACGGAGCCGTCACGTTGAGGATGTCAATTCTTTCCTTAAGCTCCCCCACCTCAGGCGTTCTCATCGCAAATCTCCGGACCTTATATCGGAACTATTCTCTTCATCCACAGCAGCGATCTCGCTGCCTTCTCATAATTGGATCCCGGCTCCATTTCGCCGCGGTTTTCGTAAAGGTCCGTCAGCTTCAGCTTCATTGCTGCCTTGAAGCGTTCGGGCACATCGGCGGCCTCGCCGTATCCGGCCACGAATCGGATTTGTACTGATTTGGCCTGGTGCACGGCCGCCGGCCACGATCGGCCGGGCTTCAGGCACAGTCGGCCGGGCTCTGTTGATTCGTCGACGATGAAATCGGCCGTTTCCATGATCGGACTCCCGCTCGGATCCAGGAAGCTTATGACTTGGTTTGTCGATCCGTCGTTGTAAGTCAGCGAGATCAAATGCTGCAGCGGAGGCAGCGGGATGTCGATGCTTCTGTGTCCTCTGTGGGGGAATCCTTCGAGGTACATATCCCAGGTTTGCGTGATGTACGCGCGGTTCTGGAATCCCTCTGCCCATTCGCGGCATGCGACAATAAAGGCCGTGATCAGATCATCATCCGGATGTGCGGTCTCCGGCGATTCGTCGAGATAGAGGTGATGCTTGGCCTCTCCGAGGGTGATGGGCTCGGTTTCCGGCGCAGTCACCTGGCGTTTGCTGATCATGATTACGATCTCCTGATGAATTTCTCAATCGTTACCGGGCCCGCGTGTTTCAGCCTGGCTCCGGCTGGGATTTGAGGGATGTCTCCCTGCACCATGTGCGGGTAGCTCCCCATTTCAGGATGCCTGGGATCGTATCCCTCCGATGTGTTTTTCGGATCGATGGCGTTATAGGACTTCCATTTTCTTATCCGGTCGTCCCTGCTCATATATCCTAAATGCCAAAGGTCCGCCGGACATGCCGGCTCGGGTGGATAGCAGGCTGCCGGCGCGCACGAGCAATGCAGGTTGCCGCTTACTCCGGTCCGCCTGAATGAATTCTCCCCTGTCATCCGAAACAGCGACGGCCGATTTCTTCGCGAGTAGACTCCATCGGTCCTGATCGTTTCGCGCGAGTTCCATAAATAAAGCACGTGCAGTTTGAAGGAGAGGGCTTTCGGTTGCGCCGCGATCGCCGTCCGGATTCGGCGCTCTCCTGAAGGCTCCAGGATTTCGTCGCCGTCAATCATCAACACCCAGGCGCCTGGCTTCCACTCCCGGGCGATCTGATCGACCAGCCAGGTTTTGTCCCGTCCCTCGTCGTGTCCCTCAAAAGGAGACGGCAGCAGAAAGGCTCCGCATTCGCAGGCGATTCGCGCAGTCAGATCGTCGCTATGATCGTCCATCACGTAGGTTTTGGCGCACCAGCCGACCGATCGGAGGACCTCTTCGATCCATCGCGCTTCGTTCTTCACGCGTAATGCTGCGACTATCTCCATCCTGTCCACTCCCATAGGGCTTTATCTTCATCGGTGTAAAGCGGCCATGGTCTCTGCCATCCAGCCGATATGTATTTCTGAGCTAGGCCTGCCCAGGGCTCAAATCCGCATTTGTCGAGGAGGAAAACCGGTAGCGAAGGATTAATCCATCCCTTAACGACGCCGGCATTCTCATGCTGCCATCGCGTGAATCCGAAACGCCCCATCTCACCATTCGGACGAGGCAGTGTTCTGAAACATCTTTGCCGCATCAATCCTATGCCGCCTATATGCCTGACTCCGACAAACGATCTCTTGGCCCGGCCTGCGGCCACCTGGCAGAAAGCCTCAATCCCGAGCAATCCCAGATCAGGGCAAGATTGCATCACCTTTAGGCATTCTGTCAGCCAGTCGGGTGGGAGCATTGTGTCGTTGTCGATCTTCGCAAAAATATCCATCGGCGTTTCGCGCTGAAGGAACTTGCTCATGACGGCTACCGGACCTCCGGACCTCTCTGAATGCAGTTCCGATAGAACAGGCCACTTCACAGAGCGGAGATACTCCTTTGTCCCGTCTGTCGACCCGTCGTCGTACACATGGATGCTCCGGACCTCTCGCCACTCCGTATTGGCCAGCATCGCGGCCGTCGTCTGCCTGGTGTATTCCAGACGATTGAAAGCGAGATATAGGATGTCAATCATTGGCCCGGATCCCCTTTATCCTGTAGATGCGTTCATTCATCGCGGCGACTTTCTCGCTGTGATCGCTCTCCCTGTACAGCCGGTTCGGCGCGCTCGCGTGAGGGAGAATCTGAATTTCCGGGAATACTGTTTTGTGCCTGTTCACCGTGGTGAATATCCTATCGGACTTGCTATAGAACAATTCGTCCCGGATCCATATCCTTTCCATAACGGAACGGATCAGCGCTTTATCGAACACGGCGCC